ACCTGCGTTAGTCACAGAAATTACTTGAACAGGCATTGACGTTCTAACTCCTGACAATGCTGTCTTGATAATTAATTGTAATCGACCAATTTCAGAAGCATTATCTGCTGAAACATAATTGGTTTGATAGCTAGTTTGTTGCGACATAGGGAGGAGGTGCCAATGTTGTAGTTGTAAACCAAGGACCATCAGGAGTTAATGTGCTTATCTCATGCGTAACGCTTTGAACAGCAAAAGTCCCGTTAGCTTTTGGCAATGAACTTGTTACTTTCATTTGCCTTCCATTTAATATCTGAGGATTGAACTCAGACCTAATAACAAACCCTGCTTCCCAATATGAAGGATAGCCAACCATGCCAGTTTCAGGACTCATGTTAATAGTGTAGTCATCTCTATATCCGTTGTTCGGAAATATCGTTACTGTGTCATTTTCAATCACAATTGGAATACTTGCATTTAATGCAACCTGACGCATTTGGTCTACAGCAGAACCATAAACATACTGATTTTGAAGAATAGCAGTTGCGCCATTGTTAAAAAATTTAAGATTATTTGCTAGTGCAATTGCTTTAATAATATCTGCTGCATCATGTGCGCCTTGATATGTATTTGAAGCAATAGGAGTGCCTTTTTGCAAATAAGCAGAAACCGCAGCACAAGTAAAAGATATGTTAGGCAAGTTGCTTAAATCAATATAACTAGACATTAAATTGCCTTTAAATACTTGAGATAATGCAATATCGCCTTGATTGCCAGCACTAACAATTACAGATTGATTTTGAATAGCAACCAAATTAGTACCGATACTTGAATACTCATTCATTTGAGCAAGTGTCATACCATAGACTTTTAATTGCAATTGACCAAAAGCCATTGACCCACCAGGATTTGTAATCGTGGCAGAGCAGCGCAATCCTTCTAAATTAAGGATTTGATTATTTGCATTAAGAAATTGCAGATTAATCTGACGTACTGCAAAACTCATGTTTGAGTCCAATATGTAAAAATATATCTAGTACCTAAACCAGTGTAATAAGGGTCACTTGAGCCTTGCGTGTCAATAAATAATAACTGACCTGCAAAACCTAAATATGCTTCTCTTACTAAACCTACTTCATTTAAACAAATCATGGAACTGACAATTTCAGTGCCTTCTAATATTAAATCAAAATATAACCCATTATTTTTTTGATATAGATTAATTTTGCAATTCTGTGTTCCCAATTGAACAGCAAATGATTGTGAAGCAACAGGTGTTATAGGAATGATTTGCATATTAATTCCACGTTCCATTTCCAGTTGTTTTGCCTTTTACGCCAAAATCAATTCCACCTAAATCTTTATTTGCTTTTGCTTGCTGTGGTTTTGTTGGCGCAACTGGTGATACTTGTCCGACATTTTGAACAGGGGCTGCACTTGGCGCAGTTGTTGTTACAGTTCCAGTTTGAGAAATTCTTACTTCTTGAAACCATAATTGAGCGATAATTAAAGAAACACCTTGTCTAGCTTCTCTACGATAATCCACATGAATTAAGTTACAATTATTGTAAGTTTTATTTGGTGTAACTACATTAATTAAAGCCAAAGAATTAATCAATTCCTCAATTGTATTGAGAAAATTTTCTTTAGTCATTGAACCATTGCCGTTACATGAAACAGTCACTCTAACATCAAAAGGCAAAGCAACTTTGTTATAGCTTGCAAAACTTCCGCCTTCTACTGGATAATTTGGAATCTTTCGTTCTTCACGATATTCAAATTCAACAAATGAATCAGGCGTTAATGGAACAAGTCCATTATTAAATACAAAGCCCCATTGAACTCCATAATTATTTGCTGGAACAACATTAGGCGTTACATTGCTGATATTTGGAGTAGGAACTTTTGGTGAACGTGGAATTGCTGGAACACCAGGAAGTTTAGGAATATCAGGATATGGAATTAATGGCATTATCTATTTGCTCCCACTCCAGCATTAATTAGCGAATTATTTTGTATTGATTGACCGATACTCTTAGAAATTCCATCCGCATCGGTTGCTTGCGTATTTACATTAATAGAGTTAATTGCAACTTGTGTATTGTTAGCTGTAGATGAGCCAGCAGGAGCATTTGCAGAAGCTCCAGTCATTTGACTATACTGTAAAGCATATTGCGCTCTTTTAGCTGCTGTATCATCACCAGGGCGTTCATATCCTGAGAATATGGCATTAGATGCACCAATGGTTGTATTTTGTTTTGATAGCTCGATGCCAGCTTTTTGTTCTTTGCCTTTGGTCAATTCATATTGAACAAACTCTGCTTGTTTCATCAAAGTTGCTCTTGGGTCATCTATGCCAAAGCCAGCCCAATTTGCAAAATCTTTTTGACGAGCTTGATTCCATTGAGCAATGCCTCGCATCCCACTTGCATTTTTTGCATTAGGATTTAAACCACTCTCTTGCGTAAGATTACCAACGATTCCAGCAGCCTGTTCTTTACTCCAGCCTTGCGACATAAAGTAATCCATCAATTGCTTAGAATTGTTTCCTTGTTGTTGCGCTGTTTGTTGAGATTGAGCAGTTTTTCCTGTCAATTTGTCATACAAACCCATTGCTAAACCAACGATAGGCATTGCTCTTGATAATGCCTTTTGACCGCTTGTCATCCCTAGCTTAGTTTCAAACTTATCAATAACATCAGTAAGTTTTGTGTAAAGCTCAATTGCTTGTCTAGCAAATTCCAAAAGCGATTCAAGCCCTGGACCAATAGTTAAATATGTCCTGTCTTTTAATTGACTGAATGAAGCGTTTAAATCAACAATCTTTCCGTTAAGTTTTCCAGCTTCTAAAGTGGCTTCTTCGCTTTTATCATTGTATCTATCCATGCCCTTATACAATTCATTTAAAGCGTCACCACCTTTAAGCATCGCATTAAATGCAGCGTCATCACCAAAACCTAAGGTTTTAGCAAGATTTTGTGCTTCTTTAGTACCAAACTTATCTCGGAATTTAATTAAAGCATCAGATATTTTTCCGATATTGTTTATATCTTTATCTGCGTTTAAACCTAAGATAGAAAACGCTTGAGCAAAATCTTGACCGCCTTTTCCCATGTGGAAAAGAGCCGCTTGCTCTTGCATTGTTTTCATTGCATTGGTAAATGTATCAGGCGCAGCACCAGCTTTTTCAGCTACAGCAGCCCAAGTTTTTAATTCTCTTGCTGATACGTTTAAAAGATTTGAACTAATACCCAATTGCATATTGGATTTAGTCATATCCATGACAAATGACTTAATAGCGTCAAATGACAATAAAGCAGTGCCTAAAGCTACGATTGAATCTTTAGCTTTAACAAATTCATCACTGGTTTGTTTTGCACCACGTTGGATGCTTTGATTAGATTTATTGGCTTGTTCGTCAGTTTTTCGTAGGCTTTCTACAGCCTTTTTCTGAGCGTCACTAAATTTAGAGGTATCAAGACCTAGCTCAATCATTAAACTGTCAATAACTGTAGCCAAGATTTACCCCTTATTTTTTGTTCATTAGATAAGTATTATGTCTATCTACTGAATTAATCTCTAATAATATCCACATATCCTCGATACTATAAACAGTATCTAACTCGTGTAAAGTTGCAAGCCTAGATGATATGCAAGTCGCTAACGCTTGCGTTGTGGCTTGATACTCAATGAGCTTTCTTGTGGATTGTCCTGTGTTTTTAATTCCGAAGTCGATTGGCTTGAACCGAAAAAAAAATCCATGTGCAAATCCCAAATAGCTTTTCTCAGTTTAAAACGAGTAGCTACTTCTTCAATATCTTCTTCCATCAAACTACGTTTTACGTTTTGTGATGGCAAGAATTGTACGCAAGTCATCATTTCATCTAACAAAGGTTTTGCAGAATCAAATGGAATTTTTAATAAATTCATATATCCGATTGCTAATAAACCTGACATACCTTGTGAAGCTAAACCTTCGGGAACCTCGATACCAGCATTGCCGATAGCGAGGATTACCCGAAAAGCCCAGTTTTCAGCTTGAGAAGCCGACATTTCTGTGATTAAAAATTGTTTACCAGCATCTCTACCAGTATCCGCAATAAATGTCGTTTCTTTTCTAGCCATAAGTTATTAGAACCCTGATTGTGAACCTACAATTGTTTGCCAAGTAATTTCGTATATAACTGGTTGCAATGTTTTCTTAACAGCAGGGAACGGAGTCGCAAGAGTTAAGTAACCATTCACTAGATTATACACCATACCTGTAGATGGTAAAATAATTGTACCATTTGCTGTGAAAACGTCCACTACTGAATCTTGTGCAGCTCGCCATGCGTCAAAAATTTCAACGCTTGGACTATCAGCTTGAAGATGAACTGTCATTTTGTATGGAACCCATACTTTACCGCCTGATAGAACACCGTCAACACCCATGAGTGTTTCTGATTGTTGAACTGCTTCGCTTTCAAAAGCGTCATCTACTGCATAGCCTTGAATGTTAAGAGGCGCATCAAAAATGCCTCCTACTGACAATGTTAAGATGGAATTTGCTGAGGTTATTGTTGCCATGATTTATTCCTTATTGAATAGCGATAGAAGCAAGAGTAATTTGTTGTACGCTTTCACCATCTTGGTAGTATAAAGTAATAGGTGGTGATTGACGAGCTGCACGAGTTTGAGCAGTTGCAGGTGAGATTTGCAATACATAACCTTGTGAAGCAATAATCGGAGCAGCGTTATAACCTAAAGCATATTGAACTTCAGCAGCTTGTGCAGCAGAAAGTTGGATGCCTTTACGAATTGCACCGAAATTAATCGCAGCGTTAATTGGGTCTAAACAAGCAGCATTGATTAATGAGTAGCCTTGAGTGTTGTAAGGAATAGAGCCAACTTGTTGTAGCAATGTCACCAAAGCCAATTGTAAGTTAGCGTTAAGCCAAATTTGATTCAAATATGTATCAGCCCATAACCATTTGCCTGAAACAGAGCCTGGAGTAAACCAGTTAGCGTTATTAGCTGGATTGTTAGAACCGTAAGCACCGTAAGCGTTGTAACCATTAGCAACAACAGCAGCATAGTTAGAAGCAGTTGATACTGAAGGAACCAAGCCTGATTGTTCTTTAAAGTCTAATGTTGCACGACCATTTAAACGAGTGAAGTCTAAAGATGCAGCGAAACCTGAAGCAAATGCAGCGTGTGTGTTATTGCCATAAATAGGCAATGTACCAACGATTTTATTTGCTTGTAACCAGTCACCAAATGTATTTGTTGAAGCTGCGTTAAGAATATTAACGTCAGAATCTTGACAGATAAATAGGTAACGTGGAGCAACTGAATTAGACCAAGTAGCAAAGGCTTCTTTTTCTGTGATAGTTGCAAGTTCCCAAGCTGTAAAGAATGTAGCCCAGTTTTGGTTTTGATTAATAATGCTTGTCATAAATGTTGCTGGAACAGCAGCATCTTGACCGTTAGAAACAACAGCACCAGTAGCAGAAGTCAACATCAAACCAGTTGACAATGTACTTGAAGCAAATGACATTGTTTGTGTTACGCCAGTTGTTGTTGTAGTGAAAATAAATGCACTTTGAACTGAATCGTAAGCTACTGTAAAACCAGGTGATGTAAATGCAGCTTGAATTGCTGCTGCTGCTGCACTGAAACTCGCTACCGCAGCCAAGCTAATAGTACCTGAAGTTTTTACAACACCAGCTACAGTAATAGATAAAATTCCTGAGCCTAGAGCTTGCAATTGACCCAAAGTCATTGAAGCCAATGAAGCACTACGCAACCAACCAGCAGTTGCTGTTTCAGCGTAATTTGCAATCAATAGTTCGCCTGGTAATTTTGTACCAATACTATAACCATTGAAATAAATAGTTGCTAATGATGCTTCTGTTGAGCCAGCACCGAAATATGTCTGAACATCAGCAGCACTCGCAAACGTTAAAATAGTTCCAGCAGGAGCGTAAGCATTTTGTGTGAGCATCAAACCGTTTAAATCAACAGCGATACCACCAGCAGATAGCACGGATGGGACTACATTTACTACTTGTGAAAAAGGAATGGTACTCATTAAATTACTCCTATGGGTTAAATGTTTGGTCAATCGGAGCTAAATCTACAACAGCTTCTAACATTGATTGCTGTGAAAGTGTCAATGTTGGATTGTATTGTAAACTAGCTGTAATTTTCCAGCGTTGTTCGTATTGTTCCTCGCCATCAATCAGAGGAATTTGAACAGGGTTATCTGCATACAAAGGCTGAATATTCGCAGGAAATAAATCCGTTGCATATTCATCACGAAATAAAGCCTGTGTTTCCATCGCCCAAACTTGTGAGTCAGGACCATAAAAATCAAGCTGCATTGCGTAATTTGTAGGCGTTAAAATGAATTTTTGTTGTAGAGCTGAGTTGTATGTGTCAACGTTAAAAGACAGTCTATCCATCCCTGAGTTGTTCATAGCAATAAAACCGCCCTTTGGCATTGCTACCAAGTTTTCTTGCGCTTGTATGATTTCCACTCCAGCAGGAATGAAAGTCTTAAAAAATGTGACCAAAGCTGTAAATACATCTTGGTCGATAATATCAATCGTGACATTCATTCTTCAGTCCACTCTATTGAAACATAAATATTAGTTCCGCTAGGAACTGTATCGCCATTTAAACTAAAGCAGAATGATTGATTAACTCCACGCAAAATGATTGGTTGTGTGTTTCTAATTCCAAAATCTTCAATCCACGGGAATACAGGAATACCACTATTAGAAGCATTAGCCAAAGCATAATGGTCACCAAACATAAAAGTTCCAGTTCCTAATGTGGCAGGATTATCTGAATAAGCCCTAACAACTGCCGTTGGTGCTGGATTGTTTGTGTCATAAGGAACACCTGTTAATACTGTAGAAGTGCCGCCTGTATTAGCTGTAGTCCTAAAAAAACAATAAAAGTCAATTACACCAGCAGAACTGGAATTGTCCGCAGTCACTTGTAATCTTGTAATTTTGATTGTTTTAGTTGCTGAACCTGTAATAGTAAATACATCAGTTGCAGGTGAAGCTGGTGTAATATCATAAACACCTACTCGGTATGTTGGAATATTGACTAAAGGATTACCAAACTGGTCAATTGATACTGCTGCATCGGCAGCTAATCCAGGTGTTCCATTGTTTACATTAATTTGCATAATTTATTCCTGTTGTAAGGTTACGATAACATGGCACCAATCAGACCAAGTTTCTACAACTTGAGTAATAAGCCAATTGCGATTACAGCCATTTGGAACTTCAGGGAATACCAATATATCACCGCCAATGTTATCGGCTCTTACAACGCCAGCAGCGTTGCCATAGAGGTAAACTGAACGCATTACGCCTGTAATGTTTAATCCATCAGTATGTTGTAAATCTGTAGAACTTAATGCTTGAACTTGAGCTTGAACAGTCAGTGTTAAACTTGTTGGTGTTCTTTTACCTGCTGCATTAGTTGTATAGCCAGTAGATTGAATCCAATTGATTTGAATGTTTGGATTAGTTATCTGAGTATATTTATTTACTATTCCACGCAAATTCATTTTCAATCCTTTTTAAATTCTGAGCCAGCCTTATTTACTGCGCTTGATACAGAAGCAAGCATATATCCTGTATCAATTAAAGGTTTTGCAGAACCTTTGCGTTTAATGGTAGATGGAGCATTGGGTGGACTGTAAATACTAGATATTTTTGTTTGTATATCGGCTGCTGCTTGCATACCGACTAATTCTAATACATCCGTCGCCTCTTTTTTGCCCAAGACAACTTGCTGAACACCTTTTTTCATGGTTTCAGTCCATTTGTCTTTTTGTTCTTTTATTGTTGGGCGCATGAAAGGACGAGCAGGTGAAACGGAAGTTCCGTATTCATTCCATGCTGCTACAGTTGCAACAGGCGTTCCATCTTCATAATTTTTACCTGAAGGAAACCCTACTTGTGCAACAAGATTTTTAAATTCCTCAGGCGCACGTTCTAATGTCGCTTTAATCTTATCAAGATTAAGCGCAGCCATTATCCGAAAAACCCACCAGCTCTACGAAAGCCTAGATTTTCGTTACTACCGCCTACAAATAGCCCTACGTTTGCTACAGCACGCAATAACGCACGCAATTGACCGCCATAAGGGGTAGTTGCCAACCACCAGCCAAAAGCTGTTTTAACAGGTGGTGGTGTCATTGATACGTTGACTGTACCTTCGCTAGTACCTTGAACAACTACTGTAGGGATGCCAGCATTTATCATTGTGAATGATTGCGCTAAATGAGCGCACATTAAATCTAAAGCAAGTTGCAGTTGTTTAGAATTAAAATCCCAAGGAAAGTTATTTAAAACGTTAATATAAGCTGTTCCCATAGTCCACCAGCCTTCTAACTGAACTTCAGGAAAGTCAGTAGTATTTTCAAACGCAGGAAATTGCAATCTGAAATTTGCATCGTTATAGCTAGGGACTAGAGAAGTCATCTTAGTTTACTTTCGGTTCTTCATCTTCTTTGAAGTCTGAAGCAGTTAATGGTGCTGACTTATCTTTAAGATTCATGTCAGGAACTACTTTTTCTACAACTGTTGGCTTCTTGCTTACGCTTAAAAAACCATCTTTTTCATGTTGTAAAAATACTGGATTCTTTTTTAAAGCCTCATATTCAGCTTCATCAATTTCTGTAGCTACACCAATTGGTGTAATTAAACGGTCATTAGCAACACCTGTACCGCCTTTAATCATTACGCCTTTATCTTTAATAGGCATATCGTTACCGCCTTGCAACCAATTTTGGTACAACTGGTCATTCGCCAACGTAGAAAATACTTGGACTTTTGCCATGTTAAACTCCTTGATAGAAATAGATGGGCGGATTTTTCCCCCCATCTATGATACAACAACTACTAGAGAGAATCTACAAAGACTCTCTCTTTATTTCTTAAATCCCACTATATCTCACAACGGCATAAGGTCGTTTTAACATGACCCCTGCTGTGGCATTGGAGTAGTCTTCTACATACGCTTTAGCTTGTTTTTCAACGCCAAGTGCTTGGAACTTAGCTGGAACAACTTGTACCCAAG